CGCTGTATTGCGACACGCCCGCCTTGAGGCCGTCAAACGCCGCAGGCCCGCCCGTCCTGAGCTTGTCCACGATACCGCGCACGCGCTCGGAATGCTTATAGATCAGCGCCAGCCCGCCGCCCACGGCGGCCACAAGGGGCACAATGGGCGAGAAGGCGCTCAGCAGCTTGCCGCCGATCATCAGCACGGGGCCGATGGCGGCGGCGATCCCCGCCACCTTAAACGCCGCGTTCTTGGCCCCGTCGCTCAAGCCGTTGAACCAGTCAACCGCCTTGGTCAGTCCCTGCACCACCGTGCGGATCGCAGGCGTGATATAATCGCTAAACGCCAGCGCCACGCCCTCCAGCGCGCCGGACAGGCCCTCAAAATCGCCCTTGAGGTTGTCCAGCATCTTGGCGGCCATGGTTTCAGTCGCGCCCGCGCTGTTGGTGATGGCTCCGGCCAGCTTGTTGTAATCCTCCTCGCTGGCGTTGACGATGGCCAGCAGACCGCTCATACCCTCCTGCCCGGCCAGCGTGGCGGCAAGCTCCACCTTCTGAGCCTCGGTCAGGCCCGCGAATACGCCGCGCAGGTTGCCAATAACATCGCCAAAGGGCAGCATGTTGCCATGCGCGTCCGTCAGGCTGATGTTGTACCTCTCCATGGCCGTGGCGACCTCATCGGTCGGCTTGCTGAGGCGCGTGAGCATGCCGCGCAGGGAAGTGCCCGCCTGGCCGCCCTTGATGCCCGCGTTGGCCATCAGGCCGATGGCGAGGGCCGTGTCCTCCACGCTGTAGCCCAACGATCCGGCCAGAGGAGCCACGTACTTAAACGTTTCGCCCATCATGCCCACGTTGGTGTTACTGTTGGAGGAGGCCGCCGCCAAAACGTCGGCGAAGTGCGCGCTATCGCTGGCTTGCAGCCCAAAGGCGGTGAGCGCGTCGGTCACGATATCCGATACCGTGCCCAGATTTTCGCCGCTGGCCGCCGCCAGGTTGATGATGCCCGGCAGGCCCGCGATCATCTGATCGGTTTTCCAGCCCGCCATGCCCATGTATTCAAGGGCCTGCGCCGCGTCCGTCGCGCCGAATACGCTGTCTGCGCCCATCTGGATCGCAGCGGCTCGCAGGGTCGCAAATTCCTCGGCGCTCGCGCCGCTGATGGCCTGGACGCGGCTCATCTGCGCGTCGAAATCCATGCCTGTCTTAACGGCGCTTACGCCCAGTCCCACCAGCGGCGCGGTCACGCCCATGGTCAGCGTCCGACCGATCGTGGTCGCCGCCGCGCCGACGCCGTTAAGCATGTCGCTGATGCCGCCGCCGTCCCGCGCGAATGCCGTCGCCTGGCTCTGCGCCAACTGGAGAGCGTTCCCGAACCCGGAGGTGTCGAGGTCAAGCCATGCCATAATGGTGCCCGCGTTGATTGCCATACCCCGACGCCTCCTTTCCAATCAAAATGGGGCCGGGCTACATCAGCCCGGCCTCCTTGTACCGTTGGTTGTTTCGCCGCATCTGCGCGGCTATGTCTCCGTTGGTCGTCCAGCCCTTGCCGTGCTTGGGCTTGTCCTTGTCCTTGCCGGGGAATTTCGGCAGCTTGCGCCGCATCGTTTGATCCAGTATGTAGGCGCACGCCTCATCCAGGCAGTAGGCTGTGTAGGGATCGTCGCTTAAATCAAGCAGCTCACTGGGGCAGGTTCTCCATGCCTTGGCCGTTCGCACCAGGCTTAAGATTGCCGGACTTTGAACGAAAGGCATTCAGGGCGCTTATACCCTTTTGGCTGTAGGCAAAAATCAGCCCCAGCTGCTCCTCGGTCAGCTCTATGCCCGCCTCGGTGAGCTGCTCCATGGTCGGCTCCACCATGGCGCTGGCCGCTACCAGCTCCATCGTCTTGATGGATTCCTCGACGGGCACCTTGCTGTTGGGGGTGCCCTCGTACATGCTGCGCGCGGCGGCCAGCAGCGGGTTGGGAACCCGCCCGGTCTTGAGCATCACGCGCAGGGACGCGCGGCGCAGCCGGAAGGTGATGCTCGTACCCGGCACAAAACCGGGCAGCTCCACCAGCTCCGGCTCCATCGCGGCCTTGAGCTGGTCAATCGTGGTTACGGCAGCGGTCTGCTTGGTTGCTTTGGTGGTCATGGTAATACCCTCCTCAATCTTTGTTTGCACGTCCGGCCCGTTGGGCCGTCCGCGCTTGCTAATCGCACACACTTGTGTGCCGCATCGCTTGTGAATAGTATCGCACTCTATCCCCGCGCGGGGAACAGTAAGCGCTTAAACGATTGGCTTATGCGCCGCCGCCCGGCTCCTGCGCTGGCTCCTGCGTATACGCCAGCAGCTGCGCCGCCGTCAAATCAAGACCGGGCAGCGCGTCAAAGCTGGCGATATCCACGGGGGACTGGCCCAGCTTGGGGCGGCTCTTAATCTTGTATTCCGGCGCGAAAAAGCTGCCGTCCTCGTGGGAAAAGGATACGGGCGAGCCTTTGCAATTCGGGAAGCGGAACCGCTGATAGCCCAGCGTTTCGCCGTCGCCGTCCTTTTCCTCCGTCCACACGTCGGCGGTGAATTTTTTGCGGTTGATCACCGCGCCCGTTTCCGGGCCGAGATAGGTAAAGTGATCCTTGGCGGTATTCCACTGAATCGTGCCGCCGTCGATCAGCGCGAAGGTGTCCGGGTCTACCGTCAGATCCTTGAGGGTCAGTTCATAGCCCGTCACCAAGTCCTCGGTGATGTTCTGCGCCAAAATCCTGTTTTTGGAGCGGAGAGGCTCCTCCTTGCCCTCGTTAATGCTGGGCTCGCAGCCCGCCTTGTCGGCGGTCGTGGTGTGGATGGCCACCGCGTCGGCCCCCTGGGTGATGATGTCCACCCGGCACACGTTGGCGATTGCTTTTTCCATTAATCTCATTCCTTCCATGCCTTAAGTATTTGATATTCCACCGATCGCGAAAGGGCCTTAAACCCGTCCTCGATCATGTCCGGGCTTTCGTTCCCGGTGCGACGCGCCTGGTCGCGCATCCCGCGCATGACCTCCTTAATGCGGGAGACAAGGGCCGCCAGCGTCTCCGCCTGCTTGCCGTTAAGCGGTACATAGCAGCGGATCATCAGCAGCCCGTAGGTCAGGCGGCGCGCCTGAATGGTTGGATAGCTGCCGTAGTTATGCACCACCACATAGGGAGCCTGGCATGCTCCCGCATGCTGGCCCGGCGCGTACACCAGCAGCCCGGCGTCCGTCAGCAGCTTTTGGGCGCGCTCCTCCGCACGCAAGGTCATTCCTCCTTACTTAGCGACAGCGGCCCGAAGGAGGGGAGGGCCCCTCCGTAAGGGCTGCGGCAGATCTGTTTGTGGGTTCTATAGCGCTGGACGCGCTATAGGCGCGTGCAGTGCGGCCTCATTTGACAATCCCGCGCATACCCTCCAGTATCTCGGTCTGCATCTTGTTAATCGTCGGGTACAGCACGGCGTTTTTGCCCCCGTCGCAATACTCCAGATAGGGGCTATAGTCCATATTGCCCGCGAGGCCGATGCGCAGGGCGTCGCCCGCCCAGTCGCACACGCCCGCCATTGTCTGGCGCGCGTTGCCCGTGCGGTCTGTCCAGGGCGCGTCCTGCTTCGCGGTGGCCTCCAGCTTCGCGGCGGCGGCCTGGCCGTATTTCTCGACGGCAAACATGGTCTTTAGCTTCGCTTCTCCCAGCCCTCGCAGCACCTGCGAGGGGTCAACCCGAAATCCCATGGCACCGCCTCCCTTATGTCTCCAATGTCAGCACATACAGCGGCGGCGCGGCGTCCATCACGTCCAGGATGCCTACCCGCTTCCCGCCGACGCAGAGGGTATCCCCGGCCCGTGGGGCCTTGCAGCCTCCTGCCAGAATCCCCTCAAAGCGCGGGGTGTCTGGCCGGACGATGATGCCCGGCACGTCGATGGTGATGGCGCTCATCTGGCCCTTGGTGTAGCGCACGCCCAGCATGCAGCCGATGCGCTCCGGCCCTCCGGTGGGCACGCCGTTGGGATCGACCGGCTGGCGGTAGACCGGCGTCCATTTGCCGCCCGCCTTGGCCAGCGCGGCGGCGATGGCCGCCATCTGCAAGCCCGTTACAATTCCCACCGTTACCGCCTCCCCCTGTAGTAGATCGGATCGTCGGCGCGCGCAAGGGTGCCGCCCGCGTTGGGGCGGTACATCCGCGCCAGCCGCCTGTAATACTCGCTCTGATCCGGCAGCTTAAGCCCGCTGGATAGCGTGATGTCGCTCGCCTTGCTCTTGTAGATCAGCACCTTATAGGCCGTCCGCTTCACGTTCCAGTCCTCACAGGCCAGGAATGCGAGCAGCTGCTCGTCGCTCATCGTCCGCGTGCTGATCGGCGTCGCGCCGGGGCAGCCCTCGCATTGCATCTCGCAGGGAGGGGAGAGGACGGCCTGGTCGCTCTCCTCCACCAGCAGCTTGAGCTGAGCAAGCGCCGCCTGTTGTTGCTCGGTCATGCCATCCTCTCCTCCCTGTTACGTCGCGGGCATGAGTACATCCGCATCGGCATAGTCGGCGGCGGGAGCAGCCGCGCCTTCCAGCGTCGGCTCCCTTCCATTGACGGGCG